CCAAAATTTAGTACCTTTTAGTTTTTCTTCCCAGTACCATATCGCAGTTTCAATGTGCCGCTTTTTTAATTGCTCTGATGTCATGACTGAATGATTTATTAGTGAATGATTGATAGGCAAATGTAAACCTAATATTGATAGTTGCAATATTAATCAAAACTATTTACACGCAATTATCCTAACTCGCTCAAAATCAACGCAATTATTTTGCAGCTGCCGATATCCCTATGCCAATCAACACCCCAACTCCTACCTTAAAGGCGGTTGTTTGATGCCACTTTTTCTCTTGCTTTATGTAGATGTTCTCAAGGCCGACCACTTGCACATTAGGATTGTCAACTCTCATTCGGACCACTGTGTCCTTCTTCTTAAGTAGTCTATTCACGAAGCCAGTGCGCATGGTATCACCCACTGCATAGGTGAACTTAGCCGGGATCACGAGTGAATCAATCTGCAACCACCCGAGGCGGTTGATCATGCCGCCTATTGTGTACCATTCGGTGGTCTTAAGGAATGGCTTTGGCAGTTGGATGTAAGGCTTACCTTGAATCATCACCGTATCACCTAACTTAATCTGCGTTTTGATGATTGTCCTAGTCTCAATCTTCACCACCTCAACAGCGTTCTTGACTTTCACTTCGAGCTCCGCAATCTGTTGCGCCTGCTTTGCCGCATTAGAGTTGTTCTCTGCTATTATCTTCCGCTGCGAAGCAATCACTATGCTATCTTCATATATCGTGTGCTTAAGGCGGTAATCCGACTGCACCCCATCGCCGCAAGATTTGAGCAGCAAGAATAGGAGCACAATGATTGTGGCAATGCTGATGATCTTATATGCTGACTCCATCTTGAATGAGCTTAATAAGCTGTTGAGAAGATTCCCAAAATAGTCTTTTATCATTGAGTTCAGTTTGAAGGATTTGAAGTGCAACACATACCGGCATGCCTCGTTCTATCACATACCAAGCGGCAACCTTAACCAATCTGATGTCCGCTTCCTTGTCTGTCATAGCTCGCGAGCTGCTTTCTTGATTAGCACCTTGATGGCATCATCGAGCTTGTTAACCGATGTGTGAATCATCTTAAGTAGATCGCGCTTCTCCTCATTGTTTGAGATTGGGTGGTTGAGCATCAACTGCACAAGCCCAGATATGTTAGTGAGTGGTTGCCGTATCTCATGGCTCAGCATAAATCGAAATTCCTCAAGCAGCAACTTCTGCCTTTCATAATCATGCGAGTTGATGGAGGTAACATCGACTAATTGAATGCCGACAAAGTGCAAGGTGTCTTCAATAGCGAAGCAGTTCCAGATGTTGTACCTATCGATGGTATTTTTTAGCCGAGTGCGAGCATATACACGCGATGGCTCAGGTGCATGCTTGCGTGCCAACTGAATTGCCTTGATAAAATCTTCTTTGTCACCTTCGATGCTTATGATCTCCGCAATCTTGCTTGGCTTGATGTGGCTTGAGTAGTTTTTAAACAGCTCGTTGCTTGACACAATTAGGCCGCTTTCATCAGTTACCACATAGAATAGATCAATGCTATTCTCTAAGATGAAGAGCGAAGACATGTCGAGAGTTCGCTGTAAAGGTTATTCCAAGCAGACATAGAGCTCCATGCCCATTGCGCTGTTAGGTAGATTGTAAATGTTAGCAGCATGCCCATGATAGGGGCATCCATAGTTGGCTTATACTCGGTGAACTCAGTGCGCGGCTTGATCATAATCTTGGCCTCTGGCTTTGGAGCAAGCAAGAATGCAGATGTACTCGGTTGGATGGTGTCGCTTGCGTAGGTTTGCTGCATAAATATCGGCTCTGGCATTGGCTCAATTGGTGGCAGCTCGTATGTTTGCCCCCATTGGTTAGTGCAATAGTTCCTGCCAAAGATAGTGAATTTCTCCATTGACTGATAAATCACTTGAGGCTTAACCTCGATGCGATGATGATGTGTATGGACCTTGCAGCCAATACCCACCACGCAACCCTCATCGAGGGTAGTGATCACTTGTACTGAGTCGATGCCGTCATCCATTGCTGTTCGATTTAGGTATGTATCCTGCGGCTACCATTGCGGCCACAATTGCTGCAAGTGTTTCTGTTGTAATCTGCTTAAAGATTAATGCGAAGACAGAACTGAGAATCACTAAGCTGCCAATGGTCGGCCTCCAATACTTGAGTATTATATCAAGCACTTGCCTTGGCTTACTTACTTGCTTCCTTGTCATTGCCCCACATGTGATTAAAAACGTATGATGATTTTAACTTCTCAATGAACTGCTCCAGTGTAAGGTCCATCTCGTCCAACATGACAAATGGCTCTGTCTTATGCCTAAGCAAATATGTGTTATACAATTGCTGCAAAATAAAGTTGCGCTTCTTTCTTGCGCCTTCTTACAAGTCCGGTTGATACCTCTCCGCCTGCCCTGTTCCACTTAAGGAACTCAGCTGCAATCTTTGGGTCGTTTGGGTTAGCTTTTACAAACCTCAAAAGCTGCGACTTAGCGAGGTTGCCTGCGCCCAGGTTATAGCAGAAACTTACAAGAGCATCGAACTGATTTTGGTTGACCTTGGTAGTGTTAAGCAGTCCAATCACGCTGCCCTCAAACTCCTTAAGGTGGTCCTTCAGCATCTGCACCGCTTGCTCCTTGGTTATGGTCTGCCCGAGCTTCACCTTGCTGCCGTCATGGTAGTAGGTTGCGCCGTAGCCAATGGTCGGCACTCCTGCGCTGCATAGGTACGATGTCAAGCGCAAGCCTTCAAACTCCTGTATGAGTCGAATGCCGTTATTAGAGCACTTCATATTGGAATTGTAAGGTGCAGTACTCCATACTTAACTCATTTGTCACAACTTCAATATTAACTTGACAAGTGTTGTTTGCTACATTTCCTCCGATTGTTAATGCTACAAGTTCAGATTGTGTACCAGTAATAGACCATTGAAGTGATCCAAAGCATTCCTTGCTATTTGTTAAGTTTGATGCAACTGGAAGTGATAATTCAAATACTCCTGAATTTTCACCTGCGCTAAAATTAATGCCTAATAAAACTGCGCAATTAACAATGTTGCCTACTCGAATATAAGTTGCATTGTCAGCACTTACAGCGAGGTTAGTTTCTCCACTTGGAGTGCAAGTAAATACTCCACTGCTAAACATATTCCCCACCTCAATCTGCTTGGATGTTCCTTGTGGTGATTGCGATGTGTCGCTCACATCCACGATATAAAGTAAGTCAGCATCAACCGCTGTGGTCAATGTTCCTAAGTCTGTAATTTTTACTCCTGCCATGATGTTAGTTGTTAAGAATGTAGTTAACTGCTTTAGTTGAATCAGTAAAGGTAAGTCCATTGATTGAACTATCATTTACATTGATTAAGAATACTCCAATGTTAGTGCCTAAGTGATATGATAAATCATCAACCACTTCGCATAGTTCTACATTGGATGCAATAGCACCGCTTACGGATGTAACGAAGGTTACGTAGCCACCTTCAAGAGTTATATCTATCATATTTTTTCGATAAAAAACATTGAACCAAAATTGACATCTGCTGCATTGGTATTTTGAAGAGCAAAAACAATATATCTGTTTGCCGTCCAATTAATGGCATTAGCGACCATAGCATTTGTAGTTCCAAAGTCAGTGGAAAAACCAGTAAATGCAGAAAATAATGTCTCTGTATTAGTTGTTGCATTTTTAATTACCCAATGACGTAACATTTGATTTAATAAACTTGCTGCTGCTGATTGAGACCAAGCACTTACTAAGATTGGTGTACCACTTAAATCAGCGGTAGTATTAACATACATTCTTAAAGTTTGCAATCCTAATGTACCCGTTTTTCTTGTACGAAAATTAAGTCGAATAATATCACCAACTGCAAATGTATTAGCAGTTATCAATTGAGTATAAACAACGGTATTAGTTGTATTGCTGAAACTTGCTGTGTCAGTTGTTGACTTGTAGATAAGTGGTGCTCCATAAATCGGAATGTTTAAAACATTACTAGCAAATGTTGCTGCTCCACTTGTTCCCGTTGTGGTTAATGTGATTGCATCTTGCTTAGCGTTCCATGTTGCAGCTGATGTGATACGAGCATCTGCCAGAGTACCGCTCCATCCTGCCGTTATTGATGCCGCTTGAAGCAGAGCCGTTGTTGGTGATCCGCCAAGTGTCAGAGTCACATTGGTATCATCAACCTTAGTAAGTGCCGCAGGAGTGATAGTTGCTTGCTTGCCGTTTATTTGCGTTTGAATCGCAGATGTTACTCCTTTGACATAGCTTAACTCAGTAAGACTTGGATAAGTAGCAACTGGTAATGATGCTATGATTCTTGCAGCAGTAAAGTATGCAATCTCATTAGCAGTTCCACTACCAGTTATTGCATCAACTGGTGTACCATCAAGATTTAAAACCCAAGATGTATATGTTCCACTACCCGTATGATTTTTGATATCTACAACAAGCGCACCAGTAGCAGCATTATAACTTGTTACCTCACCATGCATATGATTTGCAGGATTAAACACAACAAGTATTTCTTGCAATGGAATGTAAGATAAATTTAAGTCAACAGTAAAATTCTTTGACCCGTTGCTTACGCTGTTCGATGTTGTTGAAGATGTCTTGTATCTATCAGCAAGCGAATTGATAATCGGCGCAGCAGGGTTGGTGTTATCAACATTGATATTGATACCTGAGTTAACCGATGTTACTGTGCCTACTGGAATGGCAGGGAATGGTGTCGGTGTTCCCAATCCGTCAAGGTAGTCGGTGACCAATCCCGTTGGTACATTGAACTTGCCATCGAAATTGTTCCAATCGGTGCTTGATAGGTAGCCATCCACTGAGGTTGATGCTTGAGTGATGCTGATGTCTGGAGTAGTTCCGCCGCTTGATGCTATTGGAGCCGTTCCTGTCACCGATGTCACACCTCCAAATGAAACAACTGCCCAAACAGCTGCACCGATTGAATCATCACTACAAAGGTATACAGTGCCATCGTCTAAACTCCAACGAGAACCTACTACGAAGCCCTTGGTTGAGTCATCTGTAACTTGAGGTACAAATGTAAAGTTGTGCGTGACATCGCGAATTGTGAAGCCGTCTTGCTCCATGTAGTACAATCGCCCTGCTTCCCACTTTAACTCGTAGCTAATCGAGCATATTTGCGCTGTGCCCTTAGCACCGCCGTTGCCTGCATCGGTTGTACCCTTGCGGAAGAAAGCACCGTTGTCAAAGCTTAACCCTGCATTTGCAATAAAGTCAATGTCATTGGTTGTGCTGTTGCCTAAGTCGGTAACCTCTTGCAATGTTCCAACTGCTCCGCCGCCGCCTGGCACATTTACCTCAACCACTCCAGGCGATGTGAGTGATGCAGTTACCCCTTCGCCTACAAAGTTTAATGTTGTTGCAATCGGTGTCACCTCAACTCCTTCTTCCTCCACTGCAATAGCACCGCCTTCGCCACCAACTGCCACCAATGGATCTTCAGCCGTTCCGTTTCCTGTGATGGTAACCCCATCAACAGCAACCTCAGTCAAGCATGGAGTACATGGCTGCAAGTCTGGGAGCGGAATGTCTCCTGTTGCACATGTATCATAGCAGCCGTCTTCAGAAGTTGTGATTACTTGCACATCCATATCAACGGAAACACAAGCCCACTCATAGTTGGCTGTTAAGGTCTTTATCTCGTTTGCATATCCACTCGGCACAACCTCGTAGTTGATAACTCCGATGCTCTGCTTGAATAGTGGATCAGTGCCGCTCGTCAGCTTGTAGACTCTGGAAGCAAGCCAATCCTGAGCATCCTCCGCATCGCATGGCAAGTGTGATTTGCGCACGATGGCATAAGCCGTCAGCGGAAAGGTTGTGACATACAACTGCTTGCAGCCGCTCATCTTGTATGCATCAGTCTTGGCAACTGTTACCTTGCCACGCTTCGCCCAGAACAGAGTGCCGTTCTTTGCATCGAAGTTGGTGACAACCTCCGCTTGACCATTACCGATGTAGTGCACCCAAGCTTTGTCGTTTCCGTTCGCGTTAAGCTCGCAAAGTCCAAACTGCTTGTCGAAGATATTGGCAACCTCAACCCTTTGGTTAAGCCTTTCGATAATGGTCTTAAGTAGATTCATGGTTTGCTTATCTGATTTGAGATTTGCTCAACAAGTAAATCAGCATGTAGCTGCAACATTGCCGATTGTTCCTCCGCCGTTGGTTTGAATATTGTGCCGTATCCTTTAAATGTCTTGTATTTTGGATTGCCACTTGCAACTCCTTTCTCCAATCCTAATGCTTTGCCTGCTTCATCAGCTTGTAAATAAATAGCAGTATCAAATCCTTGAGTTATAACTGATGTTTCATCTGTTCCAAAAGATCGCTTCAAGAATCCTGTAAGCTCCAAAGGTGGCTTCCCGTTTGCAGCTTTTATTTTTGCGTATGCCTTAGTATATTTAACTGTTGGCAAGAAATTCCCTGCTTGATTTTGCCCTCTTCCAGTATCAATTCCAAAGATGCGAATGTACATCTCGCGCCTCATGTCTTTAACCGCTATTGACAATGGAGTAAACCCTCCGCTCCATTCGGAGAACAGCGCATCAATCCTTCCACTTATCTCCTTGGGCGTTGCCATTATGGAAGAGCAGTGACGTACTTCATATTTCTTCTGCAATCAAAGCACGTACTGTCATCTGGAAGTCTCATATTTTGCAACATGGCTGTGAGCTCTTCGCTGTATCTCGTTGCTGCAATGTCTCTCCCTGCAATCATACCATCGTTGGGATCAGTAGTTGCAAAGCCTGTGTTCACGCTGACAACTGTGTTCACCCTTTGATTCGGGCTGATTGTTAGCCCGTAGTTATAAATCTCAACCGCCGTTGCATAAGCAAGCGGCATTGCCATCAATCCACCTATGCTGCATAGCCAAGCTTCACGATCGCAGTTGACATTGTACACCAATGACATCCCTTGCGTGTACTTCTTTGACTTGGAACTAACAACATCAGTGCCGCTCACCGTTAACTCAATACCGATGGCATCCACAAATGGGCACACGTGCACCGCTCTTAGGTGTCCTCCGCAATCAGTGCAACTGCCCTTCTTTGGAATCATCTTGGTGGTATCGTAAAGCGACTCATAGACAAATGCCAAATCCATCTTGCGGCGATTCGCCTTGAACGTCTTGCCGATAAACTGCTCAACCGCTTCCGATTGGTAGAAGAAAGAATCAATCAGCTTCAAGGTGCTCATGTCGTACACAAATATCTCCACTGGAACTGCCATCGTGTAGATGTCAATCTTAAAGTTTGACAAGTAGAAGTTTAGAAAGCTTGATGTGTTCGGGTCGATTGTGACTCTTATCCCTGTATACTTCCCTGCACCTACCAATGTGTCGATGTTGCTTGCGTTGGTTACCACTTGACCGATGCGCTTAGACTCAACAACTGTGTCCGCTTTCATCATTGGACTTAAGCGGCTTAAGATATCGGTTGACATCTTGCGCCAGGCGAATGCTCGCTTTGCTTCGAACAGCTCAACTCCGCTGTTGTATTGGTCTGTGATTAGCTGCCCGAGTAATGTTTGATTGATGCCAAGGTCGTCAATGTAAAGCCCTGTTGTTGGCTCTGGTCTATCGCAACCTTGCAAGCCGAGTAAAGATTCGTAGCACATTGGCCTTTGATTTTTTTTACAAAGATAAATAAAAAAGGAGAGGCTTGCACCTCTCCCTTAATTCATTGTG